GAGGGGGTCGGTGGTGTCCTCTTGCTCACAAAAAAACGCCCACCCTTGCTTAAATTACATCTAGTGCAGCTTGCAACTAAATTATCATCACTATCAAGACCACCTAATCTCCTAGGAATCACATGATCCACAGTTGTAGCCTCTTGATTGCAGTATTGACAGATGAAGCCATCTCTACGCAACACCCTAGATCTTATCGATCTCCAATGCCTTGTTGATCCTGTTGATCTTAATGCACTCTTACTCAATACCATCCCTTAATCTTATGATGTTGTAATGCATTGCAAGGATTATCGTATCGCTTCTTTATGTATTTTAATTGCCAATCAATCTGTTTGTATCCATCAACAGTAGCCAACCATTTAGACCTACCTTGTGGAATACCATAATGACTACCATTCTTGGCTTTAGGATTCCATCTAGATTCTTTGTAATTCAATTCATCTAAACAATAGAATTGATCTAGGTTGTTAAGCTGCATGAAAGCCCATTGTCTGTAATGATTAGTTCTATCTAATGAAGCAACGGAATCACCTTGTAAAAGGCTTATGTTCAAGACTATGAACAGAGATATCACCAAACCAAACCTTGCGATCTTTCTGCTTCGCAGATCGCCCTTTCGCTCTGAAAGCGAATTTGCGTTTAAGGGTATCATACGATTCCAAATCCATCAGCATAACCGCAGGTCAGACGGCAAGTCATGATCCTCAATCCCATTAACTCAATCCAAGTTTCATCGTATCCGGCAACACTCATATCGACATCCATCCTATGTATTGTGCATCTGGATTATCTAAAAGCCATTGCTTACGCAGTTTGTTTTGATAAGCCCAATTGATGTTGTGTGTCATTTCGTCATGATTAGCGCACATGTATGGCACTCCTGATCCACGAACATCCAAGACCCGCATTTAGTGCATCTAAGTACAGGCTCTTGAGTGTCAGTTGCTTCTGCTAGATTCTTTGTTCCCACGCAATTGCATCTAAGGCATTGATAAACCCTGAATCCATGAGCTGTTGTATAGCCTTCAAGCCAAATGAATTCGGTGTTGCCAGAGCAGCTATTGCATTTGAATTTAACCAAGTTTGCCAGCCCATCCTGTTCCCTTAAAGATGGTTGGCACAGCTGTATAGATACGCCTTAAAGGTGCGTTGCATACTTGACAATGAGGGATTTTATGATCCATTGGTAAATCCAATACAATCAGCGATCCCTCGCCATCACAAAAGTATTCGTAATTAGGCATGATACGGAATCCGATTGATTGCGTGGCAGTTATAACATCGAAGCAGATCGCCCTCATGAAGCAATCTGTCATCGTTGCATAAGTCGCATATAACGATCGATGGCTCGACTTTAACTCCTTCATCTGTAAAAGTTGCAGTTAGACCAGAGCCATCAATTATCTGTAATTCACCCATTTATTCACCTCCTTCAAAATACCATTTTCCATTAGCAGTAAGTTTTGCCCATTTAGGTTCGCATTGTTTTGCTTTGCATACATATCCATAATATGGCTTACCTCCTTTAGAGATTCCTTCTTTCAAGATATGACCATGCTGACATGCAGGTGGCTCATTAGGTATTGATGCACCTATCTCAGCAACTACATCTCCAACAGACCAAACAACCGGATCTTTTGGTTTATCAGCTTCAAAACTATCTCTTAGGATTGTTTCAATTTGTGCTGACTTAGATCCAGCCTTGCCATACATGTTTTGTCGGCTTTCCAACTTCTCTTTGAATGATGGATTGGATTCAACCTTTTTCATATCATCCTTAGTTGCAGTCTTGTCAGATCCTTTAAGTAAAATAATTGCTCTACCTAATGAACTTGTAGCTGTATCCTCAACATAAAACTTTTTCATATTTTGGATATAAGTTTCCCTAGATCCAAATGCTATGTTGGAAACACATGGCTGCTCATCTTTGCTATCTCGCCAAAGAGTTGCTTGTACCAAGATATAACCTTTTTCAGCATCATGACTAATAACTGAAATGTCAGATCTACCGGATGGGAAATTACTTATAAACCATTTGTTCAAAGTAGCCACATCCTCATAATCCTCAAGATTAAATGCCATTACTTATCACCCCATTCAAATTGGTCATCTTTGACTGCTTCGAGGACTGTGTTATAGACAGCCCCATAGGCAATGAAGTCTTTGATACTGTCGTAATGATCTGAGGTTTCACTAAGCCGAGAAACCTTGACAAGTGCCATGCACAATGCAGCTTGGTGTGGTGTGATTGGGAAATCGAGATATGCAGACCAAAGACCTGCAATTCGTTTGTGGTTATAATATGGATGTCCATAGACACTTCCACGCTGCTGGATCGTAGTAATGACATCATCAAGTAATTGCTCAGTTTTTGTCATAGTCAAATACTTCATCAGACTTTGTTTTGGTGTTGATTAATCTGCGGTGCGAATTCCACCCATCAGCCCTGCCCTTCCAATAACCATTCTGGAATGCAGTTTCTTTGATTTCATGAATTACCCAAGCCATTATTGTCAATCCAACAATTGCCCACATAATTATAAAACCTAGATCTCTTGCTTCTAGCCATGCGTTCATGTTGCTCCCTTACATATCCACAGCTTTTGTGGATGCATAAAGTATGACCTAGATCAAGGACAGGCGGTTAATTACTTTCGGCGTGTTTTATAACGATTAGATAACGCCAAGATCCTCAAATTCATCGATATGAGTATCAATCGTGCGTTCGATATAGTCTGTTTCACGCCCCATAAGACTTTCCAAGAGCTGTAAAACTGCCATCTTTGTTAATTGGAATCATCTGCACATTCATATTCTTGCCATCCCAGTCCATAATGACTATGCCCATTTGCCAGTTAGCCAAGCCTTTTGTGTAGGAGGCTTTTGCTCGGTTCATAAGGTTGCCTGTTTCAACCCCATAAAGGGGTCTATAAGCCCCGTAGAGCCCCTCTGAGTAGGCTGACATACCTAGTCTATGGGTATGACCACAAACCACGCTCTTTCCTGCCTTTTTGGCAAGATTTAGGGCAGTCTGTCCAGCGTTGGGATTCATGTTGCCTTCATCGCCATGAGCCAAGATCCAGCCCTTTTCAAATTCAAAGAATGTTTTATGAAAGGTAATGCCCATAGAATCAAAATCCATAAACTTGGCATACTGCAATTCGGGAAGTGAAATCATTCCCGGAACTTTTAATAAAGTGTTATATAGGCGATCAGTATGATTGCTGCGGATAATATGAGATTCTCGGCTGTGCTCTGTGAGAGCCCAAAGAATCTCTTGAGTAGCTGTGCGGTCATCATCCAAAGTTTGTTGATAAGCCAAAGGTGTTTTTTCAGCCCACCGACTAATGGTCTGAAAATCGATTTCATCGCCAACGCATAGGACGCTGTCAAATCTTTCACGCTTAGCCAACTTGATGACATTCTTGACAGCTGTTTCATGGTGGTATGGAATTTGCAAATCACTTATTACTAAGTATCGCTTAATCGTCATCCTCATCGTCAGTTGGATCTATGGAAGGAATGATCCCGCCATCGCCTACGATCCAATCAGGAAAAGTCTTATGCTCGGTCATTAACCAAAAGGCGTGTTCTGGTGTAAATCCTGCTTTACGAGCTGCTGAATAACATTCTCTTAATGCAATGTAATGCTGATCAATCTTTGTTAATGGCTCAGGAGTTTGGCGAACGACTCGACGATTAATCTTTTTGCGTTTGATAGGTTTTCGTGTGTTCGCCATGTGATAAGGCTAACTCTACTTAGACAGTATTCTTAGGATTTCCTCTTGGCGTGTTTCTATTCTCGCTAAGCGATCTGCAAGAGATGCACCACCATTAGGAGTTAAAGTCCAAAGCCATCCTTTAATAAGATAACGCAGACCCGTAAAGAAACCGACCAATACGGCGGTTATGCCGGCGGCGAAGCCAGCCCATTCTGCCGGTGTCATTTTTCGGAGTTGCCAATTCCAAATGCTCCCTCTTTTGGGAATAACCACTTGATAATAGGTGCAACAAACGCACCAAGCAAAACAGCATATTCAGGTCTTACATCTCCAGCAATAGCGAGTGCAACAGTAATTCCAGATGCAGCCACAGCTCTTAAATAAGACTTAATTGCAGCTTTGTGTTTGTTTGATAGTTTCATGCGTTGCCTCCTAGTAGTGGGATGTTAAAGAAATCGCCTTTTTGATTTGGATGAAATGAAATATGAATATGTTTGGTGTGTGGATTAACGCCTTTGTATCGACGCCAACGCCAGTTCAATAGTTTGCTG